CCTGCAGGACGACGGCCACGGCAAGCGCGGTTTCGAGTTCGTTCCCGGTCCGGTCTTCGCCAACCTGATCCTGGCCGACGAGATCAACCGCACGCCGCCCAAGACCCAGGCCGCGTTGCTCGAGGCCATGCAGGAGAAGCAGGTGACCGTTGCCGGCCAGACGCGGCCGCTGGAAGAGCCGTTCATCGTCTACGCCACGCAGAACCCGATCGAGCACGAGGGGACCTATCCGCTCCCCGAGGCCCAGCTAGACCGCTTTTTCTTCCAGCTCAACATCGGTTATCCGAGCCTCGACGAGGAGGCCGAAATTGTCCGCCGCACCACCGGCCACGCCGACGTGTTGCCCGAACCGATCCTCGACGCCGAAAAAGTCCTCGAACTCCAGGACACCATCACCGAGCAGGCCCCCAAGGTAGAATCATTCGACCGTATCGCCCTGGCTGACGGCCTACTCAACCTCACCAACACAGCCAAGACGCTTCAGATTCGCCCAATCGACCTTATCTCCTTCCTTTCTCAACATCTCTGGATCTACAAACGTGCCGGTGGCCGAAATTGGGTTGCCTATCAGGGCCGGATTCAGCAGGGCCTGCTTTCCCACAAGGTCACCACCGTACAGACCAGCGATGGGCGAGAGAAGGTCGTCGAACAGGTTCTCGTTACCGCCAAGGGGCTTACCAGGCTGGCCGGTTCTCTCACACAGAAGGCGGCGTAGCTCAATAAAAAAGGAGGAAAAAATGAGTAAAACATTCCGGTATCAGCAGCAAGTAACATTAATTAACGAGATGATAGACGAGTACGACCGCCTCAAGGGAAGGATAGAACCGCTTGAATCCGCACTACGCAAGATCAAGGACCGGCTGGAAATAAAGGGCCAAGCCAAGCCGAAAGCAGAAAAGGTTATTTACCAAAAATTGTCATCATCCACCCTTGACCGCCCCGTAACCATTAAGGAGGTGGCAAGACTGACCGGGCTTCCGTACAGCAAGGTAGGAAGGCGCCTAAATCGGCTTACCGAACAGGGGTATCTTATCAAGGCCAGGTCTACCAAACTCACCGAACCTTCTATTTTTTTCCCGGCACAGGCAGCATAGCCATGATCCCCGAAACCATCACTTACAGCGAGGCGGCGGAACGCTACCGGATCAACCCGCGGACTATCAGGCGGGCTATTGATGCAGGGCTGGTGTCTGCGTATCAACCGGGCTTGACTGTCCTTATTGATCGAAAAGAGGCTGACGCCTGGTTTTTGTCTACCAAACTCAAATCAGAAAGGGCGATGGGCAAGCCCAGGCGAGGAGCAAGAAGGATATGAACCTTATCCCGGCCCTTGTCTTTATCGGCGCGGCTGTCGTTGTTTTCGGCCCTGCTTCCGGCTTCCTTGCCGGTCCTGCTGTATTCATCGCACTTTCTGGAATTTCACTTTTACTTTCTTTGGAGGTTTCACCGTGACGAATTCATTCAAACCGAAACAGACCATTTTCAGGACTAAAAGCGATTGCGCGACATTTTGCCCTTTAGTCGGCGAGCCCAAAAAGTCAGGATGGCGGTTCGTCATCCCGGTCTTTTGCCTTGTCGTCATGGCCATTATCCTGGTTGCCCCTCTTTTGGCGAGTAAGTGAAACCTACTCATTACGTTAAATATTAAAAAAAAGGACATAAAAAAATGAAAACCAAATTTGCAGCAATTTTAGACGTGGAAGCAGCCCTGAAAGCCGTGGAGAGTGACAGCGATGCCCTGAGGTATGTCAAGGATCAGAGTGAGGCTGTCTGCCTGAAAGCCGTGGAGAGTGACGGCTATGCCCTGATGTATGTCAAGGATCAGAGTGAGGCTGTCTGCCTGAAGGCCGTGGAGAGTGACGGCGATGCCCTGAGGTATGTCAAGGATCAGAGTGAGGCTGTCTGCCTGAAAGCCGTGGAGAGTGACGGCGATGCCCTGAGGTATGTCAAGGATCAGAGTGAGGCTGTCTGCCTGAAGGCCGTGGAGAGTAACGGCTATGCCCTGATGTATGTCAAGGATCAGAGTGAGGCTGTCTGCCTGAAGGCCGTGGAGAGGACCGGCTATGCCCTGAGGTATGTCAAGGATCAGAGTGAGGCTGTCTGCCTGAAGGCCGTGGAGAGTACCGGCTATGCCCTGATGTATGTCAAGGATCAGAGTGAGGCTGTCTGCCTGAAGGCCGTGGAGAGGACCGGCTATGCCCTGAGGTATGTCAAGGATCAGAGTGAGGCTGTCTGCCTGAAGGCCGTGGAGAGGACCGGCTATGCCCTGAGGTATGTCAAGGATCAGAGTGAGGCTGTCTGCCTGAAAGCCGTGGAGAGGACCGGCGATGCCCTGAGGTATGTCAAGGATCAGAGTGAGGCTGTCTGCCTGAAGGCCGTGGAGAGTGACGGCGATGCCCTGAGGTATGTCCTCGTAAAGGAGCTTTTCTTAAAGATTGCTGCCATGTTCAACATCGATATCGAGTTTTGACCATGGCCTTCCTGAAGCACAAATACAATGCCGTCCCGGTGGAGGCCGACGGTATCAAATTTCCCTCAAAACTGGAGGCGAAATATTACGAATATTTAAAGCTCAGAAAAAGGATAGGCGAGGTTGTCGTTTTTCTTATGCAGGTTCCTTTCCGCCTTCCTGGGGGGGTATTTTACCGGGTTGATTTTGTCGAGTTCAGGGCGGACGGGACAACACATTTTATCGACACAAAAGGCAAGGATACACAGGAGTCAATCAACAAACGGAAGCAGGTTGAGGAATTGTACGCACCTATAAAAATCGAGATCGTCAAAGGAGTTTAAGCCATGGAAACGAGGGGGAGCAGAACAGAGGCGGCGCTTGAATACATCAGGGAAGAGAAAAAGTTTTTTGTGGCCTGCAGCGCGGTCTATCGCTGCAAGGTCCGGGTGTTGGAAAAGCTGGAAAGGAAGATAAAAAGCTACACAAGGAACCCGGAAAAATTCAGGTTCCTTGAGACTGTTTAACAATCAAACCGAGGGGGAGCACAGGATGAAAGTAGAATATAAAACCGTCTGGACAAAATACACATTCAATAATGAGGAACTGCGGGACATCGCTGAAACATTGGCTATCAAAATCCAGGACAAGGAAGCCATTGAGGAACAGAAAAAATCCGTAATGTCTTCATTCAAGGAGAAAATAGAATCGGTTACCACTGAGATTAATGCAGCGGCCAGGAAATACAAGGATCGCTACGAGATGAAGGATATCGAGTGTTTTGTGGAGCGTGATTTTGTTAACGGGGAGGTTAGATATGTCCGGACAGATAACGGGGAGATTGCCGAAAAAAAGAAGATGACCATGGCTGACAGGCAGATGCACATTGATGAGGCTGTTACTAATGACTTCCTGCTCTCTGGAGAGGGAGAACTGTCAGACGATGAACAGCTCAAGATTTCAAGAGCTCAGTTTATGGACGCGGGGGCGGCATAAAAAAAACCGGTCTGATGTTGGGACACCAGGCCGGGCCAAGAGAGGAAGGTACTACAACCCACATAATTAATTTACCACGGAGTTTTTAAAAATGGAACAAGAAAAAATCGAACATACGCGGGAATCGCTGTCAAAGCATTTCCGGGCAACAAAATTAAATCGGGTCGTCTTTATCAAGAAGGATGGGAGCCAGCGGGCCATGCTCTGTTCGCTGCATCCTGACCTTTTGCCCAGGGTTGAATCGTCGGAAGGTTCGGAACCGACGACAAAGAAGGCCCCGGCGGAACACCTTTTCAGCGTGTTTGATATTGAGGCGTCCGGCTGGCGGTCTTTCACTATTGCGAACATAATTTCTCTGGAGGCGATGTCATGAGAAAACTTATACTTCAAACCCTTACACTCACTAACTTCAAGGGGCGTACTTTTACCCTTGAAGCTCACGGAAAAAACCTGGACGTTTGGGGAGACAACGCGACCGGAAAGACAACGGTTTATGACGCTTTCTGCTGGTTACTTTTCGGGAAAGACTCGTCTTTTAAGACCGATTTTGAGATTAAAACTCTGCATCAAGATGGAACCGTTAAGCACTCCCTTTGCCATGAGGTTAAAGGCCTGTTCAAGCTTGACGGCAAGGTCATCGAACTGAAAAAGGTCTATCAGGAAATCTGGACAAAAAAGCGCGGTTCAGCGTCCAAGGAAATGACCGGCCACACGACAGACAATTTCATTGACTCTGTGTCTAAGTCAAAAAAAGAGTATCAGGAATATGTTTCCGGAATCGCCACGGAAGAGCAATTCAAGCTGCTCACAAGCCCTTTTTATTTCAGCGAGGTCATGAAACCAGCAGACCGCCGGGCCTTCCTCATGTCCCTGGCCGGTGATATCTCCGATACTGACGTGATTGCCAGCGATCCGGAGTTGAAGCCTCTGGCCGCGATCCTGGCCGCCCGGTCAATAGATGATCACAAAAAGGTCATTGTAGCACAGCGGAAAGAGATCAACGAGCAACTGGAAAAAATCCCTATCCGGATTGACGAGGTAGTCAAGGGGATGCCGGATATTTCGGACATCATCGTCATTGAGGAGCAAGACAACCTCGCTGAATATAACATCCAACTTGCTGCCAATGCGGAGAAAATCAGCGGACTAAAAAACACCGGCGCCTTGGCCGAGCTTCAGCGTGACCTTGCAACGGCTGACGCTGATGTTATCCGGGCTTCATCGGCTATCATGACGCGATACGATGATGACCGCTCTAAGGTTAAAACCAGGATCCGGGAATTAAAAACCGACCTGGCAGGAAAGGACGCGACTGTAATCAACCACAAAAACGAGATCGGCCGGCAGAAAGAGGCCATCCTTTTCATAGAAAGAAATCTGGAAACCTTGCGGGCAGAATGGAAAGAAATTGTTGCCAAGGATTCAGCTTTCAAGGCGTCGCTGGCTTCCTCTGCCCTTTGCTGTGAAACATGCGGTCAATCTCTTCCGGCGGACAAAATTGAAAGTCTGACCCAGGCCCATAACGAGCGGATTTCAACCGAGAAGGCCAGCAACCAGGCAGTAGGAAAAAGGACGGCAGTGGACAAGATTGACCATAAAAAGAAAATTGAGTCCCTGGAAAATCTGATTGCCGCAATCGAGAAATACAAGCAGCCGCTCGTTGAGGAAATTTCCCGCCTTGAGTCATCAATTCAAGATCAAGACAACAGCGTCCTTGAACTGATGATGCAGTCTGATGTGGCCCTGGAAGAAGCAGCCACCCGTAAAAAACTCATCATGGACCGGATCGAGCTGGAGAAATCAGGCGTTGCCGATGATACCAAGCTCCAGGACCTAGCCGACGAAAAGGCGGATCTTGAAAAGAAGATTAAGGGCGCCCTGGCGAATATTGCTCTGGTTGGTTCTGCAGCAAGTTCGGTGGACCGCAAAGCCCTGCTTGAAAAGGAACGCAAGACCGCCGCCGCAGACTTTGAGCGCCTGGAAGGGGAACTGTACTTGCTTGACCAGTTCTTGAGGGCCAAGGTTGCCATGCTTGAGGATGAAATTAATGGCAGTTTCACCATGGCGAAGTTCATGTTGTTTGAAACACAGATCAACGGTGGCCTGGCACCGTGCTGCAAGGTTACATACCAGGGAATACCCTTTGAAACGTCTCTGAATAACGGAGCCAGGATCAACGTGGGCATGGACATCATCAACACGATTTCACGCAAGCTGGGAATGTCTTTACCTCTTTTCTGCGATAACGCGGAAAGTGTTACTTCTCTTATTCCGACAGAGGCCCAGGTGATCAGGCTCATCGTCTCCGAGCAAGACAAAGTTCTGCGGCTGCGGCTGGCGATGGCGGCATAATCAAACAACCATCAATTAAAATATTCAACAAGGACAATATCATGCAAGAGAAAACAACAGTAATTCACGGTGGATGTTATGAGTGTGGAGAAAAAGAGCAGCCCTTCTTAACCAGCGTTTCCATCAAAGGGAAGGGCTCTGTTGGTTGGGCTCTCTGCGATAAATGCCTAGAGAAGCACGAGAAGGCCGAGGATATCCGCCAATAATTTATAATCATATTTCAAGGGACAATATCATGAGCACAACAAACACACCGGCAGCACAGGAACAGAAACAACTTTCCCCGGTTGACCGTCTCAAAAACGTCATGAGTTCTGATTCAGTCCAGCAGCAGTTTAAGAACGCCCTGGCCGAGAATTCCAGCCTGTTCGTGGCGTCCGTTATCGACCTTTTCGCCTCTGACACCTACCTGCAAAAGTGCAACCCAAATCTTGTGGTTATGGAGTGCCTGAAGGCGGCAACCCTCAAGCTCCCGATCAATAAGAGTCTCGGTTTTGCCTATGTGGTGCCATACCAGAAAAGCGTCAAGGTCGGCAATGAATGGAAGAAGGAGCAGATACCGCAATTTCAAATCGGATACCGGGGCCTGATTCAGCTCGCCATGAGGTCAGGTATTTACAAAATTATCAACGCCGATGTGGTCTATGAGGGTGAGCTTTGGGGATTCTCCAAGCTCACCGGAGAGATCGACCTTTCAGGGAAGAAGGCCAGCGACACCGTTATCGGCTATTTTGCCTATATCGAGGCCACGAACGGTTTCAAGAAGTCTCTCTACATGAGCAAAGAGCAGATGGAGGACCACGGCAAGCGGTATTCCAAGGCATATGATAATGAGAAAACACCCTGGAGAACGAACTTTGACGGCATGGGTGTCAAGACTGTTTTGAGGTTATTGCTCGGTAAATACGGCCTTCTGTCTGTTGAGATGGCGCACGGAATGGCAAGCGAGGACGATGAGACAAGCCCGAAAGAGCAGCTTTCCCGCGACCTTCTGGAGCAGGCCAACCAGGGAGAAATCATTGACATGGAGACTGGAGAGATAACCCGGAGCGATCCGGCACCGGAGGACCAGCAGGAAGCGCCACCAGTTGACGACGATCCTGGGTATTGACGATGACAATTGAAATCCTTTCAATCGGTAGCAGTTCAGGAGGGAACTGCTACCGAATAAAGGACGGCGAAACCTCATTATTGATCGAGTGCGGCCTACCAATTGCAAAGATCAGGAAAGGACTAAATTTCACCCTTAACGAGATATCCGGCTGTCTGGTGTCTCATGCTCACGGGGACCATTCGGCGGCGGTCAAAGACCTTCTGAAGTTTGGTATTCATTGCTATATGTCGCCAGGTTGCGCGGCTGCCCTTTGTGTAGATAGGGAAAACCTTGTCAAAGCGTTATTGCCTGGACATCCCCGGCATATCGGATCTTTCCAGGTTGTCCCTTTCCCTACTGTCCATGATTCAAAAGACGAAAACCCCGGGGATACTTTGGGCTTTTATATCAGGTCTTGCCTTACGGGGGAGTTCATTTTATTCGCGACGGATACGGCCTATATAGGCCCCCGGTTCAGGCGGTTGGACTACATAATGGTTGAGTGTAATTATTCAGAGGCGGCCCTTTCAGCAAGCCTTAAGGCGGGGGCTATCTGCCAGGCTCAATATGCCCGGATAATCGAAACACATTTCGGGCTTGATAATGTGGTGGAGTTCCTGAAGGCGAACGACCTGAAGCACCTGAAAGAAATCTATTTATTGCACCTATCACGCGGCAACAGCGATGAAGCGTTGATGCTGAAAACAATCAAACGGTTGACGGGCGTCCCTGTTTACGCCTGTGCGGAGTGAGACAATGATTCATGATTTAAAAATTGGCCCGGAATATCTTCACAACCTGAATACCGGGCTCAAAAAATCAGAAATCCGGTTGAATGATCGGGACTATCAAAGGGGCGATGTGTTGAGGTTCACCGGCCTTACAAAATGCGTTTGTATGTTTGAAATCACACATATCCATTCCGGCCCTGGAATGGCTGAAAATTACGTCGCGCTCTCTTTAAAGTCGGTGGATTGATGGCTGACCATCCAGACATTATTTGCCCTATGCAGCGAAATGAAAAGGTGTCCCCTGAATGGTGTCAGGGGGCGCAATACGCGGAACTCTGCAAGGATTGCATGTACAACAACGGGCTTTTATACAGCGAATATCAACGAGAGAAAGGAAAAAAACAATGAGCAAAGGAAAGGGACAGGGAACAGGGACGGCGTGGCATAAGGCAGGAAAGAGCCCGGAAAAGCTGATCAAGGAGGCGGACCTTGACCCATTTTTCCGGCGAAACCTTCAGAAAGAGGAACAGCGGAAGGCTGCGGCTCAGGCCCGAAGGATTGCAAAAGATATCCAGTACGAGGCAGCCATGGCCCTAGCAAAAGAAAAGCGTGGCGTCAGTTCGTCAACATATTGAGGCTATAAGATGGCGTCATTACCATACATTCAACTATATATCGCTGACTACCTAGCCGACACGGCGCACCTGACGACGGCCCAGCATGGGGCTTACCTCTTGCTGATTTTCAACTATTGGCAAAAGGGTCACGCGCTGAATAATTTCAACGGACGTTTAACGAACGTTGCACGGATGTCCAACGACGAATGGACAGAGGCGCAACAGGTTTTATCTGAATTCTTTGAAATTGACGGGGATGTCTGGACACACCCCCGAATTGAAGCCGACTTGGCAGAAGTGAGGGCCAAAACGGCCCAAAAGAGCAGGGCGGGGAGGATTTCAGCGGGCAAACGTTCAACGGATGTTCAACAGACGTTCAACGAACGTTCAACTAAGGAAGAGGAAGAGGAAGAGGAAGATAAAGATAAAGATAAAGACTTAAAAGAAGGAGGTGCCGCGGTGGTTCTCACCACGACACCGGCGGTGGTTCCTGTCCTTGTTTTTCCCATTATTGGAAAAGAAAAAGATTTCCTTGTCGTTCAATCGGATCTTGACGAATGGCAAGACACCTTTCCCGGGGTCGATGTCCTGGAGGAAGTAAAAAAGTGCCGTCTTTGGAACGTGAACAACCCGGCCAGGAGAAAGACGGCGCGGGGTATCAGGACCCATATTTGCGCTTGGCTGGGAAAAGAGCAGGACAACGGGAAGGGCCGGGGGAGAAAAACGGCCCGCCCGGTAATCGAAAACCACAAAGAAGGCTATGCCGAGGAGATGTTAAAAAATGCGTTTAACAAAGAACACGGTTTGGCAGGAGATAAAAACCTGGACGGTCATTTTCCCGGCAACACAGAAACGCTCACCGATGGAAGATAAGGCGATTGCCACGGAGTTCTTTTTTACCCTGGAGGATTCCATGTCTGATGAAGAGTTTAGGGAAGCATCGAAAATGGTGAAAAGGTCCAGCAGATATTTTCCTACCATTGCCCAGCTTTTCGAGATGCACGGCCCGGCAATTGAAGCACTGAGGAGGAAAGGCCCGGGGAACTGCAAAGAGATTGCTGGCCCGGAGTATGACGACCTGACGGACGAGGGGCGGGAGCAAAGCGCCAAGATGTACGGGAAAATGGTGGAACTTGCCGGGAGCGGTCTTTCGCATGAGGAAATGGCCCAAAAAATGGAAGAATTCAGGCTGACGATATAAAAAGATTGGCCGTAAGCAAGAAAATGGCAACGGAAGCGAGGAAGCGGGCCGCCTTGAGGAGAACGGGGGCGGCCTGGTGTGGTTGGATGGTCGGGGGTAAAAAATTCAAATAGGGGCATTTAGACGATGATTGAGCTTTACGATGAGAGAAGCGGAAAACCTTTATTCCGGAATGTAGGCGCGGCGTTGTCGTTTGCCTTTAATTTCAAGGGAAAGCTGCGGCCAATGGCGATGATCCGGGAAGAGGACAAGAAGGGGAAAAGCGGCAACGCCCTGGGGGGTCTGGACGGCGCAGCACAAACGGCGTTTATCCGGAACATGGTGGCGGACCTGGAACGGCCGGCAGAAGCGGCCTTGATTTGCCGGTATGCAATCGGTGAGGGGATATGTCCCCATTGTGGCAATGGAAAGATTGTCGTGGCTATCGTCAAGCAAGCAACCATTGACCTGATTCCATATGTTCGGCGGGTTGCTCTGCTGGGTACGTCGGCGCGGGACTTTGCCACCGGGCTCTATGTGCTTAGATATTTCGTGCCGGAGAAAAAAAGGCATCCGATTGAAGAGTTGGCTGAACGGTTAGAGGTGGACCGCAAAACCGTAAGGAAGCATTTGTCCCTGGCCTTCCGTGCGCTCTACACCCTGGAGGATTCCGCCATGGATCGGATAGAACGAGTGTTCAGGGCGTCCGGGATAGTTGACTGATCAGCGGGCGTTATGCTCCTTTAACCATTCTCTCAAGGCGTCATTCATGCGTGTTTGCCAACCTTTTCCGGTACTTCTGAAGGATTCAAGGATGTCGTTATCAAAGCGAACCGTCGTGGAACGCTTTGCTGATGTTCCCGCCGGACGGCCTCCACGCTTGGGCAACAAGGATATCAACTCGGCAGGGAGTACCTCGCTGGCTGCTTTGAAGGACTTGAAATCTTTTTTTTTCAGTTCACGGACTTCGCCGTTTTTGTCAGTCAATGGTAAGCGGTTTTCCATATCGTTTCGCCTCTCTTGGGTTTGCTTTACGAAAACTTATAATCCTCACTCCACCGGGAATGTGAGTAAAACAGAGTATATGAAGCCTATTCTCAAAATACCCGATGGCGACAAACCGCCGCTCGGGATAAATTTTTCTATCATCTTCGGCAAAGGTTGCGCCTTCCCAGTCAAAATCAGCGGCGCACTCAAACGGCAAGTCGCGTTCTTCTTCATTTTTGTCGGATTTTGCCTGGTCGAATTCAATCTTCATGAGGTTATTGTAGTAACAATAACCGGGAATGTCAAGAATTTGTTGCAGTCGTTAAAAGGATGGTTGCTGGGTCAATACATAAACTAAAATTCCTTGCAGTCCACCAATACTTCGGGTACTATTCCCACCGTGCCGGATATACCGGCATCGGGTTTGGAAGCCCGGAATCGTAGGTGGACAGCGCCACCTCTTTAGAGTTTGGCGTTTTTTTATGTCCACAGTTCAGCGAGCTTTAGGGCACGTTGAGCAGGGAGCCTAACGGCTCGCCGGTCCTACGTCCGGTCTTCCAACCTGTTCAATGTGCCCTTTTTGTGTTTGGAAGCGCAAAGGGGTCTTTAAAAATCCTACGTAGGAGTTACGCCATGCAAAATCCCAAAACAGCAGTAGTCCCTTTTCAGTTTGAAAACCATGAACTTCGCACCATCATTGATGAGCAAGGTGAACCATGGTTTGTGGCCACTGATGTCTGTGACGTCTTAGGAATTCAAAACACCTCTCAAGCCATACAGGTATTGGATGAAGACGAACGGTCTATGTTTAACATAGGTCGTAAAATTGGTGAGGCTCATGTGATTAACGAGTCTGGCCTTTATGCTCTGATACTTCGGACCAGGGACGCAATGAAGAAAGGCACCCCACAGCATGCTTTCAGAAAGTGGGTAACATCCGAAGTGCTCCCCGCGATCCGCAAGACCGGCAAGTACGAAGCCCCTCAGGAACTCACCATCACGCCCGCCCAACAGTGTGCGCTCCAGGCAGCCATCAATGATAAATTCCCAGCACGAAAAGATAAGGCCTACGCCTGGTCACGGTTCAACAACCACTGGAAGCTCGGAAGCTATAAGCAGCTCCCTGCCAGACTGGCAGAAGAAGCACTGGACTATATAGCCCAGATGGATGGCGGATCAACCGACACATCAAAGGAATTGGCCGCATTGGATTTTATGGCCCGCAACCGGTTTATACTGACCATCCAGAACGGCAGGATGGCACTGGAAGAAATACCGGAAACGGCCTTTGTCCTTAACCCTGAAAAATTCGCTGAGGTTGTAGGAGACCCCAACATATTCAGCAAGAGACTGGTCCCCGACGTTATCAACGCCTCCATCAAAAGACTCTTGGCTGATATTCCCGCTCCACCAATACGCTGATAAAAAAGGCAGCAAAAAATAATTTCCTTGCAATTCCCCATTCGATGGGGAATACTGACCGTGAATGGTTACTGCTTGAAATGCGCCCGGAGTCCTGAAAAGGATTTCGGGCTTTTTGCGTTTTGACACATAGGCCCGCGAACGGCGGGCATCTTGAAAGGCCGGACAACCTGAAAATGGTTGCCCGGCCTTTTTTATTTGCCACTTATAAAAAACATGCCAAACCTGACAATCGTATATAAACCGCTGGCTGACCTTGTCCCGTATGCCCGGAATAGTCGGACGCATTCGGCGGGGCAAATTGACGAGATTGCAGCGAGTATCAACGAGTTTGGATTTACCAACCCTGTTTTGATTGACGGGGAAGGTTACGCGGGGCGGTTCTGAGTTCAGTATTGAGCTTGCATAAAGGACATAATGAGAACGAAATTCAAACCGAACGAAAAGCAGAGAATGACGGTTGCCATTATGTCGGCCTGTGGTGCGCCTCACGTTCTAATCATGCAGAAGATCACGAACAACCAGACAGGCAAGCCCTTGTCCCGGCATACCTTCACCGCTGCCTTTAAAGCCGAGCTATCGGAAGGAAGGGAAGAGGCAAACAGCATGGTGGCGCAATCTCTTTTCCGGAAAGCCACGGGCCAAGGTCCCGGCGCTGTGGTGGCTGCCATCTTCTGGCTGAAGACCCGGGCAGGCTGGAAGGAACCGGCGACGGATACAAATTTAACCGTGAGCCGGGTTGAAAAGTTGACCGACGAGGAACTTGAGGAAGAGTTCGAGGAACTTGCGGCGGCTGTTTTTAAGGGCGATGTCAAGGGGCCTTGAACAGGACAAGCAAGCGGCCTTCCTTGTTTCCCTGGCTGAAAGAAAACGGCGGGACCCTAGTTTCCAATTCTCTGCTGCTGATATTGATCGGATCAAAAAAGCGCGGCTCAGGTATGAATGGGATAAGGTAGCCCGGGCCGAGCAGCTGACCCCCGGCGGGGCCTGGTCGTATTGGCTGATTCTGGCCGGGCGTGGTTTTGGCAAAACGAGGACCGGCGCGGAGTGGGTGCGGCAAGAGGTAAAGCGACATAATTACGTGAACCTTGTCGGCGCGACTGCTGACGATGCCCGGGACATTATGATTGAGGGTGAAAGCGGTATCCTGGCCGTTTGCCCAAGATCGGAAAGACCCCGCTATATTCCGTCGAAGCGCAAGCTGGAATGGCCGAACGGGTCAAAGTCCCTGATATTCACGGCAGACGAGCCGGAACGCTTACGCGGTAAACAGCATGAAATGCTCTGGTGCGATGAGGTCGCGGCCTGGCGCTATGTGGAGGCCTGGGACCAAGCAAAGTTCGGCTTACGGCTCGGTGGCCACCCGCAGGCGTGTTTGACGACGACACCGAAACCGTCAAAGCTGATCAAGGAAATTATTTCCGACGCGGCAACGGTAATCACGCGGGGAACGACTTACGCCAACAGGTCAAACCTGGCCCCGGGCTTCTTCTCTGCGATCATCAAAAAGTATGAAGGAACCCGGCTTGGCCGGCAGGAATTAAACGCGGAAGTGCTGGAGGACAACCCCGGCGCTCTCTGGAGCCAGAAGCAAATAGACGGCTTGCGGGTTGCTGTCTATCCGACGCTGAAGAGAATCGTGGTTGCGATTGATCCGGCTGTTACCTCAAATCCGGATAGCGCTGAGTCGGGCATCATTGTTGCCGGGCTCGGTGTCGATGATCAGTTTTACGTACTGGCTGACTTGTCCCTGATTGCCTCCCCTCAAGGGTGGGCAACGGTTGCGATTCAGGCCTATTACCATTTCAAGGCTGACAGGGTCATTGCAGAGACGAACAACGGCGGCGACCTTGTCGAGGCTGTAATCCGGCAAGTCGACCACAATGTATCTTACCGGAAGGTCACGGCGTCCCGGGGAAAGGCGATAAGGGCGGAACCTATTTCCGCACTGTACGAACAAGGGCGGGTCCATCATGTCGGGATGTTTTCCGGGCTGGAAGATCAGATGTGCGATTGGGACCCGCTGGAATCAAAATACTCGCCTGACAGGCTTGACGGCCTGGTGTGGGCTTTAACGGATCTTTCAGACAACCACGGCACGGGCGTTTTGGATTTCTACGCGAAACAAGCAAAAGGAAGGGCGGAAGAGAATGGCGGACAAAAAACAGATTGACGCGGGCTTAATCTCACGATTGACGACCGGAGTCAAGTTTATCCTGACGGGCAAAACCCCGGAGTGGTTTGGCCCCGGTGATCCCTTGCCCCCAGTTGCCCAGGATGAGGCCCAAGGCCGTCAGTTTGATTTCCCTGTCCTGGCTAACGTCACCCGGTCGCCACGCGAGGGCGAGGGCGTCACGTTCTCACAGATGCGAACCCTTGCGGATACGTGCGACGTCCTGCGGCTCGTTATCGAGACACGGAAGGACCAGATTGCAAAAATGAAGTGGAATGTCAAGCCGAGGGATGAGAAGGCCGCGGCGGATGATCGATGCAAAGCTGTTTATGATTTCCTTCAGATGCCGGACAGAGATCACGACTGGACAACCTGGCTGCGGATGCTTTTGGAGGATCTTTTTGTACTGGATGCGCCAACGGTTTACGTGCGGCCTACGGTCGGCGGTCAGGCGTACTCTTTCGATCCCGTGGACGGTGCGACGATCAAGCGGGTTATTGATCAGGCGGGGCGAACCCCGGCAGCGCCACAGGTAGCATATCAGCAGATTTTAAAAGGGTTGCCAGCGGTCGACTATTCGACGGATGAATTAATCTACATGCCCAGGAATCCAAGGACTCATAAAGTCTATGGATATAGCCCTGTCGAGCAAATCGTGTTCACGGTCAATGTTGCCTTGCGGCGGTCCCTTCACCAGCTGCAGTATTACACCGAGGGGAACGTACCGGAGGCGCTTATCGGTGTGCCTGAAACGTGGAACCCGGACCAGATAGCGCAGTTTCAAAAATATTGGGATTCGTTGCTTGAAGGGAACCAGGCGGCAAAGAGTCACGCGAAATTTGTACCCGGCGGCCTGAAGTTCCAGGAAACAAAAACTGGCGTCACAAAAGACGAGTTTGACGAATGGCTTGCCCGGATCGTCTGCTTTGCTTTTTCGATTTCCTCGCAACCGTTTGCCAAACAGATGAATCGTGCGACTGCTGAAACGGCCCAGGAAGCGGCCATAAATGAAGGACTTGAACCAATTATGTCATGGGTTCAAACCCTGGCTAATATCATGATAGGGCGGTTTCTTGGTTGTCCTGACCTCGGTTTCTTTTGGGAAGAAGAAGAGGCGATGCAGCCCGAGATACAGTCAAAGGTTGTCGATACCAAGCTGAAAAACGGGACAATGTCCATAAATGAGGCGCGGGCTCTGGACGGTCTTGACCCTGACCCGAACGGAAACGAGCTGATGATTTACACGGCTCAAGGCGCTGTCCTGCTTAAGGATGTCTTGAACCCGCCCCCACCACCACCCCCGACGATTGTACAGGCAGCGCCGGGAACTGATGCGAACGCCCCCCCCGGTACCGTCGCAGAGGAACCCGGCACAGCTTCCCCTTCCAAGGAAAAGGAGGCGGTGACCAAAGGAAAAAAACAGGTGGCCCCTATCGACCGAGAACGAGCGGCGATAGTGGGCCAGCGGACGAAGTTGGAAAAAGTGCTGAAGTCGTTTTTCAAGGTTCAATCCCTTGCGGTTGCCAAACAACTTACTGAAGCACTAGGGAAAATGAGCCTGCAAGATGCTGCTAGGCTTGCTGAAATTCTGAAAAATATTGATTTGAGCGGCTGGTCGGACCTTGCGGGCGATGTCCAGGGCATCCTTGAAATCGTCGGGAAAGACGGCGGGGCAGAGGGATTGTTGCAGCTTGGCATTGAGGATGCCCCGGCCAAAATAACAGAGCTGGTGAACGAGAAGGCCGTCGAATATTCGCAAGAGAGATCGGCGGAATTGGTCGGCATGAAATGGGTTGACGGCGAACTTGTCGAAAATCCTAATCCTGAATGGGCGATCACTGACAGTACCCGTGAGTATCTGAGGGGCGACGTTCAGCAGGCGATGGAAGAGGGCATGTCGAATGATGACCTCGCGGACCTGATTGCCGACAACTACGCTTTCTCTGACGCACGGGCGGAGATGATAGCCAGGACAGAGACGGCATTTGCGGATGTTCAAGGGAACCTGACAGCCTACAAGGAAAGCGGGGTTGTCCAGGGCAAGACATGGATTGCGGCCCCGACGTGTTGCGAGTTCTGCCAAGAGCTGGACGGCGTGACGGTCGGAATCGATGAGGATTTCCCAAACGAGGGCGGGGACGGCCCGCCCCTGCATCCTGCATGCGTTTGCGATATTTTGCCAGAGACAGAAAAAGACGGCAGCGAACCAGATGACAATGAAAAATAAAAAAATCACTGGTATTTATGAAATAAGGTGGATGGGCCTTAAGAGCTATATAGGCTCTTCCAAGGATGTTAAAAGCAGGATGCTTGAGCATCTAAGGACGCTCAAGCGAAACAAACATCACTCTAAACGCCTACAGAGATCATGGAACAAATACGGGCCGTCTGGCTTTGCATTCAGAGTTGTAGAAGAATGCGACTATGAACAGCTGTACACCAGAGAGCAATATTGGATAGAACAGACGGGAGCGGCTGAAAGGTCAACTGGATACAACATGCTGCCGAACGCAGGCACAGTTAGTGGGCATACCGCGAGCCAGGAAACCAGAGATAAAATGTCGATAGCAAGAAGAGGGGTTCTTCGTGGTCCAGCTTCTGAAATTGCAAAAAAGAAAATGAGTGAGGCTAAGAGAGGGAAAAAACTTTCAGAATCGCACGTTGAATCGATGCGAAGGGCGGCGACAGGAAGAAAGCATACTCCTGATTCAATCGAGAAGATGCGGCGCGTACAGAAGAGACGCGCCGTAACGGAAGTCATGAGAGAGACGCGCCGGGCATTAAATATAAAAGAATCATCACACATTAGGCTTAAGAAACATCTTGAAGAAAATGGCCTCGTGTCTCCAAACCAAAAGCTTACTCAAGAAGATGTGACAGAAATAAAGAAATTAATTTCCGACGGGTTAAAATCTTCAGTCTTAGCGAAAATGTATCATGTGAACAGGTCAACAATATACCGCGCAGTAAGCGGTGCAACGTCTCACGAGAGGGGAAAATAATGAATTTTTATATGCCGATTGAAAAGGTAGATAAAGCGGAGGACGGGACGCTAACCGTTTTCGGTATTGCGTCAAGCGAAGCCATAGACACGGATGGTGAAATGATTAAGTCTGACGCGATGCGCGATGCTCTCCCTGACTTTTTTAAATATGGAACTGGGAATCTTAGAGAGATGCACCAGCCTCTTGCCGCTGGCACCATTGATAAGGCGGAAGTTGATGGTGATGGATACACATATATTGAAGCTCATGTTGTTGATCCGGTAGCTGTAAAGAAAGTTGAGGCGGGAGTTTATAAGGGCTTCTCCATCGGTGGGAAGGTAACAAGCAGGGATAAGATTAACAAGGCTATAATTACCGGGCTCAAGCTTGTCGAGGTTTCTCTTGTTGATCGGCCGGCCAACCCGGAAGCAGTTTTCACGATGTATAAATCTGAAGATATGGAAGAGGCGGAAGTCAAAGCGGAAGTTTCTGCCAAGAAAGCGGAAGTCAAAGCGGAAGTTTCTGCCAAGAAAGCGGAAGTCAAAGCGGAAGTTTCTGCACCTGCTGAGATTTTGAGAAAGGGAATGTACGGAGTTTCTGAGCTGGCGAGCATCCTTGCCAGCCTGTCGTGGATTACCAGCGATGCGGAATGGGAAAGCCAGATGGAAGGGGATGCCTCGCCCATCCCGCAGGCCTTACGTGAGTGGCTGCAAGAGGGCTGCTCTATCCTTGCTGGAATGGTTGCAGAGGAAACTGCCGAAATGATTGCCAGTCTGCAATCCATGGTGCCAACCCCTGAGCCTGAGCCTATGCAGATGGCAGAAGGAAGCGGAGACCTGGAGAAGAAAGGGGCGACCCTTTCGACAGCCACAAAGGAAAAACTTTCTGTCATCAAGGAAACGATTCAGGCGGCAATGGGATACCTTGACGAGCTGATGACGGTCAAGGATTCAACCGACGATGATAAGGAAAACGCGGACGCTGTCGCGGATCTGCAGAAGTCGGCCCAGGTGTCGGCGGATGCTCTGTTGAAAGTCGAGGGA